GGACGCCCAGCATAATAGAGGTATCGGCCACCCGGGATGAACTTCATCTCGACCATATATTGACGTAGCTGGTCGATCTCTGAGGGAGGCATAAGGCCACTACAGACCTCATTGGTCAGTGTAGTGCAGAGCTCTTCCCAAGTCTCTGCTCCCTCGTGGCGGTATTTGTGATTGAAGATGCTCTCTGAGAATTGAGAGCGGAACATTGGGTTAAGGTTGGACTTCCAAGAAGGCATTGTTGGTTTTATTATTTTCTTCTATTTGTTTATGATTATCTTCGCGGAGGAGGTGCTCCATATGCTTAGTCGCATTGAAGATAGCTTCGATGTCTCTAGGCCCAACAAGCGAACCAAGAGTTGCAGCCATCGCCACAGCGAAGTTGTTGAGAAACTCGCTTGAGAATTGCGGCTTAGGCTTTACCATGATGAGTGTCATGTCAGTCCAACCTCGCACTCAGGTGGTCTAAAGCCTCATCAGTCTTCTGGATGAGCTCTTCGAGCGTTCCGTCATTCTCGATCACATAGTTGCAGTCGATCCACGTAAGTTGACCTTCGCTCTCGTGGTGCTTCGACTTGTCATCAAGCATCTCATATTGAGCGTCAGGGAGCCTATCGACGTAGATGAGGAACCCACCGTTACGAAGGATCATTGCGGCCTCGTTAGGGAACCGAACGTCGTCGATGACTACTGGGATATGTAGAGCGGAGTAGTGTTTAACTACTTCTTCTGCAATTCGCTCCCAGATACGCTCATCGACCATCTTACGGCCCCAGTCTGTCCCAAGGCTCTGCATCATCTGACGGGGAGATTTGTTACCAAACAGGGCCAGCGGTTGCTCTTTACGATCACCATAGACCATCTCTGTTACTTCGTCGTTGTGGAAGCCCGAGTTCAAGAGAATATCCGCAACAATAATCTTAAGAGGGTTGGCTAGGCTTACATGCTCATAGCCGTGTGTCTCAATGAGCCTGTTAGCTACTTCACTCTTACCTGAGCCCATACGACCAGCTACGATACCAATGAGTGCTGGGCGGGCATAAGGGACGAAGGGGAGCTCAAGTTGCTCTTCACCATCTCCGTCCATTGTAAACGTAAAATCAGTTATTGTATTTCTCCTTGAATTTCTTAGTTAACTCGTAAGCAGCCTCCTCCTTACTCTTAGGCATTGGTTTACCTGTGAGTAGGAGGTAGGCTAACTGTTCCCGTTGGTCTGGAGATAGGGTAATCTGATAGCCTAGGCTCTCTATGAACATTACATCGGGGTCACCATACCAGACGAACACATCGTCCCAGTTAGCCGGGTCCTTGGGTTTAATGCGTAACCACGCCATACATTAGCTCCTTGGATTAGCGGGAGGTGTCCACAAGATCGGCTCTTGCTTCTCACTGTCCCAGTCTTGAGAGCGAAGGATACGGGCCAGCCTAGCTTGTAGGACAGCATATTCTTCTGTCTCTCCAGCAGCTAAGAAGGCCTGACGGACATTCTCCCAGTAGGAGCCTTGCTTATCGAGGACTTTAGGTGCTCTAGCCGCCCCAAGACCCGGACAGCCCTTATAGCCATCGGCAGGGTCCCCAGTGAGCGTTTGGAGCCACCAGTTACGTTCAGCTTGCTCTTCCGAGATAGTCTGGAGTTCCCCCTGTCTGTAGAGTTTGCAGGGGATCGTCATGAGGTCCTTGTCCTCTGAGACGACTATACGTTGGATTTTGTCATCACGAGTAGCGAGGATACCTAGGTAGTCATCGGCCTCTAGGTTGTCTTTGGAGACTACGGTCTGGGTGTCGATGAGCCACTCTTTGAGGGTCATGTAGCCGAGAGGCTTACGATTGCCTTTACGGTTGGATTTGTAGGTGTCGGTAAGTTGATAACGGAAGTTGTTACTACCGCTAACTACGAACACCAGATCATCGCTCTTTAAAGCTTCCTTGGTGCTCTCGATCATGGAGTTGAACATGTCTTTGGCTTGCTCAACATTCGTAGACGCTACGATTACTCCGTCACCCCAGTCACCTTCGTATTCTGCTGCCGCTGTAGCCTTGTAGAGCCACAGGTCAGCGTCGATTAGTATTTGGGTCATATATTCTTTCTTCATCTAGCCACCTGTCCCCCGCCGCCTCATCGTGGAGATAGTAGCCACTTATTTTTAGGCTTAAGGCGCACTTGGGGCAGTAACTTGCGTAGACAACTGTAGGGCCGTGGACGTCCCAATCAGCGTATCGAACCATCTCAAAATCTGATGTTTCGCACCCGCAACTTTGTGTGGTTGAGCCTCTCGGAGGCCAGTCGGAGTGGGGAGCAGCGCGTATCTTTTCAAACAATGTCATGACTGCTCTTTCGGCAAAGAAAAAGCCCCAGAGACACTCTTGCGAACTCTGGAGCAGAAATCTTTTATATCGGGCTCTAGGTCGGCATATGCCCACCCTAGGTCCAGTGTGGTTGTTAGTAGAAGGTCAGCCTCGTCGGCTAAGGGTTTTCGTCCTGTGACGTATAGTGTATCCCTAAGCGTCCTTAGCTGCCTAAGGATAAACTCGCGCTCAGGCATAATAGTGTTTGTAGTTACCCCGCATTGAATGAGGCACAGATGACAGGATGAGGGAACTCTTGGTCTGTTTCACCTATACACACCGCTTTTACGTATTCTGGGTCACACCAAGCAGAGTATTTTGTTAAGATCAAATCGGGGCTACCATCTAGTCGTTTGGAATACCAACCAGAGCCGAAAGGTCCGTCTTCCAACCAAAACTTTGGGAAACCCATGTTCGGGTGAATAAGCTTCGCCTCTTCTTCGGTGTGTGCCACCACAACGGCACTGTAATAAGTATCGTATTCACAATTAACTTCCTGACTAATAAGCCAAAGTTTCATGGGGCCTCCTTTCAGGCATAATAGTGTTGGTTCGTGATCCTATCGAGACCCGAGGGCGTCAGTCGCCATTGGTTTGTGTAGTTACCAGTTTTGGGGTCTTGGGTTGTTATGAGGCCCTGTTGACATAGGGCTGCTATTTCAGTCGCGAAGATACGTGCAGGATCGGACTTGGTTGTTATGAAGCCGGTGTTATGGATTTCTTCGAGTAGTTCTAAAATCTAATGTCTCCTTCGTTCCATTCGTAAATGTCCCAACCAAAGTTGTCGTAGAGGAATTGGCGTAGGTTCATCACTGTTCACCTTGCTTTAGTGCTGCGCGGGCTTCCGCACATCCGCGGCAGTCTGTCCACAATTCTTTGCCGGTAACGATATCCTCTTCAATGATAGCACCGCGACCATGACAGATGTTGCAATACTCGGTGTATGCGGACAAAGCCTCACGAAGCCGCTCGTTCTCGGCGGTGAGGGTTTCGATGCGGTCAATCTGCTGCACGATATAGTCCACCAGTAGAATGTCATCATCATCCGGCTGTGCTGGAACGCTAACAAGGACGCCTTTGCCGTCTTTGTTATTGAAGTGTGCGTCTATCAGATTTCTCGCCGCCTGCTTCGCTTGCTCATGGGTGACGGTGCGGGGGAATATACCAATTTTTTTTGTCGCAATCAGTTCATCGTCAGGCATCGTTCTGTGTCCTTTCGATCTGGTCGAGCACTTTTGCAATTTTGCGCTTCATCGCACCCCGCAGTGGCACTTGTTCCCATGTGTCAATTTCAGCGTTGATAGCCTCACGAATGAAGGCGCTGTGGGCGGCTATGGCTGCTTGCAATCCGGCAGCGTGGGCTTCTGGTGTCGTGTGCCTACCGTTGGAGAGAATGTAGCCGCAATAAGCTTCGTGATAGGCGCGATGCACTGCCGCTTTCAACTCCTCGTTCATGCTTGTTCTCCTTGGCGGTAAATCCTGCAACCGTCCCAACAGCCTCGCACGTTCTTCTGCCACGCGGCGGTCGATTTCGGGCTGCATGGCATCGCAAAGAATGTTGATTACAGTCCGCATCTCGCGGACGCAATCGAGTAGCTCTCCGTCCACGCTTTCCGAACAATACGTGCCTTGGTCATAATCGTTAATCTTAACGCGGGCCTCTATTTGCCATGCGTTCATTCTTTCCACCGCCTCTCGCATGTCAGTCATAGTGTTGCTCCTCTAGTGCGGCCATACGCGCCTTTACCGTTGCCGTAGCGGCGTCATCCGACATGCCGTTACGTTTAAGCCCGTTCCAAATCTCAATTCGCAAAGCAGCTTCCAGCGCCTCGATGCGTGTTGCTGCTTCGTCACAAAGCGGGTCGGTTTCAATCCTGAAATGGTTCACTAAGCAGCCATCGATGCCATCAGGGCAAGGGATGGATATGCGCTTTCCGGTCATACGCAACCGCTCAACCAGTGTCTTATCGTCCATCGCTATTCTCCAATCCCTTAACAAACGCCTCGCGCTCTTTGCGCCACCGCTTTACCCGTTCGGGCAAGATACTTTCATTTTCTGGAAGTTTCTGGCATTTCTTCCCGTTCGGGTTATTCGTCATTCGCTTCTTCCCGTTCCTTAAGTAGTTCTGTTTCTGCCCTTGGCAGCAAGTCTTTAATCTAGGTTCCATTATCATATCTGCCAAGCAATGCAGCCCGTTCTACGACCACACCCCTTAGTTTGTCGGTAACAAAGCGCGGATTGTTTTGGTCAGTGCGCCAATCACAGTTGCCGCTCCTGTTCATGGTAGTGACGCCAGCCAAGTTGCTGCTTCATGCGCCTGTCAATCATCCGGTCACTAATCTCTTTGGCTTTCAATGGCGGTGGCAACGGCTCGCCGCGACTAGCGCTTTCCCATCCAAATTTGTAATCTTCTGACTCTTGAAGTTTCATCAGATGATTTCCAATCTTGCTCATCCCACCTTCTCCTGTGGCTGTAGTGCTGCGCGATCAGCATCATTCATCGTTCTGTGTCCTTTCGATTTGGTCGAGCATGGCCTTGTTCATCAATGAAACCATAAGCCGCGCTGGTGGGCGAATATGGCTGTCTGGGCCAAACACTGCTTGCTGCGCCTCTACGACTTCTTCTTTCCACGCCTGTTCACGGATGAAGGCAAAAACCACTGCCGCGACCGCCTGCATAGCTTCATCGACGGTGTTGTGCTTTAGGTCGGCATAAGCGGCCCCCATGCTTTTAATCAGCTTCTCGTTCATATTGCTTGTTCCTTTGCGGTTTGGCTTTCTCCTGTTCGGGTGTTCCACTTACGAAATCCCCATGCTACTAGGATTGCCCCTACGAGCGTGAGGAAGAATACGGCCACGACAGTGGCGCATTGCCACGGATGGAGGCCTAGAGTTAGTTTCTGTATCATCTTATTCCTTTCCATTGTGGTGTGTTTACTATCGTGTCGTTTCGGTGTCAATGGCAAGTTGCCCAGTTTTTACCTACTTTCACTTCAACATCCAGAGGACACTTGAAGTCGTAAGGTATCCCAGCACTCCTACCAGTTACGATAGCCGCCTCTTTGACGATCTCTATGAGCTCAGGGTTATCACGGACGGCCACCTGCACCTCGTCGTGACTGAAAGAGAGGAAGGCGTATTCACCATCCCAACCGTGCTTAAAGCCTTTAGACTTTAGCAAGTCATCAAAGTCGCATAGCCACTGTTTACAGATGACAGCCCCAGCGGACTGTAGTCGCGTATTGAGGGCTGCGTGTTGACCACGGATACCTATCTTGCGCTTGTCTATACCCTTGATCCAACCGCGACTTGCAGCGGACTTAACGGTCGTAACGAGCTTCTTGTAGGCCGGTAGGTCACTCTCGAACTTCTCGCGCATTGCGGAGCCGATAGCGGTTAGTCTACCTTTGGGGACTGGTTGATTGGCTTTACGAGCATCTTCAACAGCAATAGTCCCTAGCTTCTCATCCCCTGCCCCATAGCATACAGCATAGATAGCAGTCTTTGAGCTATCGCGGAGGTGGAGACCGAAGGCTATACGGTTCGTGGTGTGAACATCGCCCTCACAGACTACCTTGGCATACTCACCGCCATCGAAGACAGCTAGGTCAGACGCAAGACACCTTAGTTCAAGTCCTTGCTGGTCGGCTCCGATTTGGACCCATCCGTCTGGAACGTGGAAAAGAGCTCGACACTCCCGTCCGAGTATACTCGATACCCTTGGAACGGCAGATATGTTTGGCTTAGAGTGTGTGGCTCGTCCTGTGTTTGCTCCGTTGGGAGTATATCTAGCATGGATTTTTCCTCCTTTGCATAGCTTCATCCACGCTTGGTCGCCTTCGGCTAACTGCGAGATGCGCTTGTCTATGGTGAAGAACTCGGCAAGCTTCTGAGCCTCTGGGTAATCCAGTGAGGCTAGGACATCTTCGTCGATCTTAGCTTTGCCGCCGTCCGTGAACTCTTTTGGCTTCCAGTTGTATTTAGACTTGAAGCAGTATTCGATATGGTCTCGTGAGCTCGGGTTGAACTCTACGTCCTTCCACTTCTCGACAGGAACACCAGCCTTATACCCTCGGGTCTTATTGTCTCTCTTGGGTATGAAGTCAGGCAGTCGTATCCGCCAGTCGGGGAAGAGTGTCTTGAGTTCCCTGCGTAACTCTTCGCGCCTATCGACCAAAGTGGCGAGGAACTTAGCCGCCTCCTCCATGTTGAATGGGAAGCCGTTAGTCTCGATCTGGCCACATAGGCGGGCTATACGATGCTCAAGCACCAGAGATTGCTCTGAGGGCTCGTGCGCCATAAGCTTGTGATAGAGGTCGTAGGTAACCTCAGCGTCTTGGATCATGTATTCAAACATGTCCTCGTTGAAGCTCTCCCAGCCCCCATCATAGTCTCCCTTGAAGTTACCTAGGCGACACCCCCACGCTTTGAGGGAGTGACGACCTATGAGGTCTCCGGGGAAGTATTTGGGGACAGGACCTTGCCATACTGGAGGCTCTTTACCTTCTGCCTCTGCCTTTACCTCAGCTTTGAGGAACTCAGCATAGGGCTTCCAGAGGGCCCACCGCTCATAGTCGGTCTTCTTGATGTCAGGGTGGATTAGGTAGCCTAGGACCATAGTGTCCCAGAAGGTCACATGGGAGAAGTCACGCTCTGGGTGAAGCTTCTTGAGGACCTTCTCGTCATATCCGATACCGTTGTGGAACCAGACCTCTGAGGCCCTCCCTAGTTCGTTGAGATAATCTTCGATCTCATGGGGACGAAAGCCTCGGACCTCTCCGGTATCTATGTCTTTCAATACTGCACAGTGAATAGTCGTTACGGTGTCCAGTAGACCGTCAGTTTCAAGGTCTGATATAAATCGTCCTAATGAGGTCAAATTCTATCCTTTCAAAGTAAATGAGGCCTTATGAGCTTCTGGAGCATCTCACGCCTCTTGAGGTGCTTGACCAACTGGCAACTCATCGACCAGTTGCGGGACTTATCGCCCTTCTGTGTGGTGGCGTTGAGTGACTTGCGGATACTTTCGATACGCTTGGTCAGGCTTACGATTTCGTCGTGGATTTGTTCGGGGGTAGGTTCTTCTTGGTTATCTTGGTCACTAGACATCTAAGTGGCTATGGTCCTCTATTGGAGAGAACTCGCCGCACTCATAGATAATCCCAGTCTTCTGATCGTAACCCAAGGGGATCATCGCCCCTGTAGCTCGTCCAGTGTAGCGATCCTTGAGACACCGGAGGATAGACCTCTGGGCCAATACGGGATCATCTTCTTGGGGGTTACGCTCCAGACCGAAGGCATAGTGAGCCCAGAAACCAATGGCACGAGAGCCCTTGAAGTGTCTGAGCATTACCCTTCCACCCTCTTCATGGGGCTTACCATCTGGAGTAGACAGGTGGGAAATGACATGGATTACAACCGAGAGTTCCTGAGCGAGTAGCGCAAGTTCCTTGGTTATGATTTCGAGGCTCTCTCGTTCCTTGTTAGGGTCTGCAAGAGCCGTCAGGTGGTCAATGTATATGTGCTTTACGTTTAAGCAGTGAGCGAGATAGCGGATACGGGACTTGATCTGTTCCCAGTTAGCTGCCGCAAAGTTACCTCCGAGATAGAGGTTACCAGTGCTCTCTAGGTCACTGTAAGCAGCTTCCAGTTCCTCTTGTGTCCAAGGGTTATCCTCAGCATCTTGGGGAATGTGGAAGAGCCTTCCAGCTACCTTGCCAGCAATACGCTTCCCAGTCTCACTAGGGGGTTGCTCTAGGTAGATACAGGCAGTCTTGATGTTCAGTTCTTTGACATCGAAGGCTATCTGCTGCGTGAAGAAGTCAGTCTTACCTACACCAGTGCCAGCACCGAAGTAGTAGACCTCCCCATCCCTGCGACCGTATGTTTTGTTAGTGAGGGTCTCTAGGAACCAAGGGCGGCCTACCTTGACCTCACGCATAACCTCCTCACGGATGTCAGCGAGGGTAAAGATACCGTCAGGCTGGTATGGCTTGGCTCCCCAGAAGGCGCTGGTAATCGCGGAGACCTTACCGTCTACTAGGGCCTCATTGGCATCCTTGTAGCCGTCTAGGGTGGCGATAAACACCTTACCTGCGGGGAGTATCTGAGCGCACTCTTCTGCTGCCTCTCGTCCGGGCTCATCATTATCGAACATGATAACGATCTTCTCGAACTCACAGAGCCAGTCGTAATGTTCCTTGAAGGACTTTACGGCACTCTGGGCCCCTTGAGGGACGGAGACTACCGGATACTTGTTCTGTTGAGCCTGAGAGACGCTGAGGGCATCTAGTTCACCCTCGGTAACGACAAGACTACGCCTATCGTTCTTCCAGAGGTGCATACCGTATAGTGGGAGCTTACCGCCCCTCTCTTGGTTGACTGAGAACTTCTTGTCAGCATAGCGGAGCTTCTGGCCCACTAGCTGCCCTGTGTTTGGGTCTCTAAAGTTAGCTACGTGACAGGGGTTACCGTTGACCTCTCCGATACCGTAGTCCCAGAAGCGACAAGTGTCTTCTGTCAGGGAGCGGTTAGGGAGAGCTACTTTCTCACTGTAGATAGGAGTAAAGTCTGCTTTAGGTTTAGAGGCTGTCTCTTGAGCCTTACTTTCGTCCGAAGGCTCGTAATATTCACACCCGAAACAATAGGCGTGACCGTCACTATAGCGACTTAGGTTATCTCGGGACCCACAAGAGGGACAGGGTTCGTGAGCTACAAATACACTTGTATCTTCTGTGTTCATGGGTCTCCTATGCTGACAGGTAGAGGGTAATGGTTACGGCAGCGAGGAGAGCCCAGAAGATGAGTGTAAGCTCTATGATATACTCATAGTCGAATAACTCATGGAACTTGGGCTTATCCTCTGGGTCCTCATCGAACAGCATTACCGCTTGGCGATACCGTTGGAGCGATACTCGACGTAACGCTGACCAGTGACCGGATGGTTCTTAGGGACGCTTTCGACCAGAAGGCCACTATCACGGAGCTCAGAGATACGCTTGGTGAGGCTCTGGATAGAGTAATCCATGATGGCCTGACGCTGCGTGATGCGACCTGAGCGGCGGAAGTGATGGACGATCTGGCGGTTCTGCGGTGAGAGACCTGCGAGGGGGAATGTGTCTTTATTACGGGGCAAGATAGTATCTCCTGTAAACTAGGAATACCCAAGTAAGCATTGGGAATATGGTTGCAGTTAGGATGAAGATTTTGAGGACTAGGAAGGACTTACGTAGCAGAGCTTTTAGCCCTTTCAGAAAGCAGGGCATCGGCAATGCGGTAGGCGCTAACCGAAAACCACTTGGCTTCTTGTTCTGGATAACCGCGCTGGCGATCCTCTACGGAATATTTGCCATCGTTCGGCAAACCCATGCTGGCCAAAGCCTGACCGGCAAACCAGTCGCGTAGGGTCATGCCGGGGTCATGCATCGAAAGGCCGTAGCCACTGCTATCAAGGCAAGGGAACGCTTGTGGATTATCAGTCATTGTCTTTCACTCCTACCTTCAAGAACTCAGCTTCCTCAGGAAACATAAGTCCCTCGATCTCATCCAGTTCCTCTTCGAGGAGGCGGATTTGACCACGGATTTCATATCGGCGCTGTTGGAGGCGCTTGACGAACTCACTATCGTTGAATGTATTCATTTGTGTCTTATCTCCTTAAATTAGAACCGATTTAGATTTTCTACGGTTGTTCGCTTGTGTTTTGGCATCTGCCCATCGACAGTTGTCGGGACTGTAGCCCTTGTCGTTGTCGATGCGGTCAATAGAGAGATCGTCTCGATACCCATTAGACATTGCCCAAGTTTTAAAGGCACTGTAGTCTTTCTCCCAAGGTTGGCAGACTTTTACCCCGCGTGCCCCGTAGTGAGTGAAACGGTTACTGTTTGGGTTATTGCAGCGATATTTCATTTTCTGCCAAATTCTATAAAGGCGCTCACCTTTGTTATCACCAAAACACCCTCCGTGTTTGGTATTGGCTTCCGATGTCCTATCTCGGTTTAAGCACCCACAGCTTTTCGTGACACCCAACCGTAAATTATAGCCGTAGGATATGTGCTCTGTTCCGCAGTCGCATACACATACCCATTTCGCTCTTTTCGTCGTAGCGTCCTTAAAATACCTGTGGGCTGTAGTCCTGCCGAACCGTTGGCCGGATATGTCCTTGTATCTGGTCAAATTAGAAACGGACACGCTCTAACCAACCGAAAAGGAACGCAGACTGAGACGAGTTCTTCTCAACGAGGCTCAAATAGAAAGAGCCTTGGAGAGCATTGAGCAACGCAAGTAGTCGGTGCTCCCCCTCATCGCCTCTCTTGTCGAGATAGGCTTTGAGAGAACGAATAGTTGCGGGCCCAATGTCTCCGTCTACAGTGATCTGAGGGTAATCCTTACCAGACCGGCTGAGAGCATTTAGGCCTCGCTGTAGCCACTCGCTCGGGCGCTTGGGCCCCATATTGACCCCTGAATCGAAGAGCTCGAAAGCTATTGCAGGTGAGATGGTCATTACCTTGTCAAAACCGGGCTTGAAGAAATACTGCTTACGGTAAATCTCCAGAGCCTGATCCTTGGACATGTCCCGCATGTCCCCAGCGAAACCGTTAGCGCGGGCTACAGCTTGGGTCACCCCCCAGTTTGTCGGACCACCTCGGTCGGCAGGGTGGTCTACATATCCGCCCTCGTTTTTCAGAAGAGCTTCGAGCATAGTATTTAAATCCACTAGGGGGTGTATCCTTTCTATTGTTTGGGTTTCTCATCCAACCACGATTGGGGGATGATCTTGTCGGCGTATTGGAAGCCGTGTTTGTTGCACCAAGCAGCATAAGAGGTCGGGGACCCCTTACGGATAGGCGCGGCGGATCGTGTGAAGACGAACCGTATATCAAGCTCTGGGTGTTGCTCCTTGATGAGCAGATGCTTCTGGCGATCCTCTACATCGAAGACACCCTTACCCTCGACAATAATGCCGTTAGGGAGGATGAAGTCTGGAGTGTAGGTGGCATTGCGCTCAGGGACTACGTATGAGATTTTCTTCGTCTCATACTCAAACTTGACCTTGCGGTCGGTGAGGTCCTTAGCAATCTTCTCTTCGAGACCAGAGCGGAAACCTGATACTAGACGGGGGGCCTTCCCAGCGGCCCGATTAGATGTCCAGCGCCGGTTTACGGTCGCCATCGCTACCACCATCTTCGTTAAAATCCGAAGCGGGAGCAGCATCGCTTTCATCGTATTCGTAGCCATCATCGAC